AGCTTGCTACTTCTGAGCCACTACCAGCTGGTGGAGTGGTTGCCGTTGAAGTAGATTTCAACGATTCGCACTACTACGCCACAAGATCTGTGCTCTTGCCGGACGGTCGGATCGGGGTCACTGTCGCGTTCACTTGCGACACACAGACACAACTCTGGGATCACATCGCCCAGCTCGCCAAAGATCTAAGCATCCAATTCGCGCTCACTCCCACAATTGATCTCCAATGCCCACCATCTATCGAGCGTCGGCGTGTCGTCGTCGGTTATGCAGAGATCTTGAAGTGGACTCCAGCGGTCCAAGGATTGATCCGTGAACGACAGATCGTCCACACAGGAGAGATGGCATTAGCAGAGCATGTCGTTCGCGCTGTCTCAGTTCGCACTCAAGGCTCAATCGCTGTGAGCTCTCAGCGTTCGCCCGGACCGATTGAACTATGTCGGACGATGATCTTCTCAAGCGCGATCGTTGCCGGCAACAAACACAGCCGAGGGAAGCCACAGCTCGTCGTCGTTGCCAACTAAGATACGCGCGGAGTCGTGTGTCACCCTTTCGTCGGAGAAGGTCCCCCGATACACGACTCCACCAAAAGCCGACCCATCTATGGAAGAGTGAAGACATGGCATTATTCGAGCGCAAAGTATCTAAAGCTGCAATTTCTGAGCCAGTAGGCAAAGCAGCTGCAGCAGGTGGTGGATACACCGGTCAATCAATGATCGGCGCTTACTACACCTACCAAGAAGGCGAAGCGCGCAATCGTGCAATGAGCGTTCCAGCAATTTCACGCGCACGCGATCTCATGGCATCAGTGATCTCTTGCATGCCGTTGATCATGTACAAAGAAACATGGAACGAACAAACACAAGAAATGGAAACTACTCGACTCGCTCCGCGTAGCTGGCTCCGTCGCATGTCGCCATCCATCCCGAACTCCACACTCCTCAGCTGGTTATTTGACGACATCTTCTTCTATGGCGTGGGCTACCTCGCCATAACAGCAAGAACTCAAGATGGCTATCCCTCGGAGTTTGAGCGTCTCCCAGCCGGCTCCATCACCCGTCGCGATCAGTCAGGTCCCGTCTTCTTCGCACCATCCAAAGAGCTCTACTTCCTCGGACAAGAACTCGACTATCGCAATGTCGTGCAATTTATCTCAGGCATTCAAGGCATCATTTATCAATCGCCCGGAGTAGTGAACACAGCGCTCAAGCTGGAGTCCAGTAGGTACAGAAACGCCGAATCGCTGATTCCGTCGGGAGTCCTTCGGCAGACTGGCGGCGAGCCCTTATCACCCTCTGAGCTCAGTTCAATCGGCGCTCAGTTTGAGTCCGCCAGAAAACTGAATCAGATCGCGGTTCTCAATGAGTTCCTATCCTTTGAGCCATCACAAGCAACACCAGACAAGATGCTTCTCATTGACGCTGCCAACTATCAAGCACTCGAATGTGCGCGACTAACCAATGTTCCGCCATACCTTGTCGGAGTGAGCACAGGCTCATACTCGTATCAGTCATCACAGCAAGCACGCGCGGACCTTTACATCTTCGGCGTGAAGGCATACGCAGAATGCATCGCCAACACACTCTCGATGGATAATGTATTGCCAAGAGGAACGATGGTGAAGTTCGACGCTCACGAATATCTCGAAGAGAATTATCTTGCCGACACGATGGACAGAGAAGACATGCCGGAAGAAAACACACAAGAGGAAATCGCATCATGATCCAATTCACAGCGCAATCAGTCAGCATCGACGCAGCTGGACCAGACGGTCAGCCACGACGCACCATCACCGGCATCGCGGTTCCCTATGGCGTAGAAGCAACAGTCTCGGACGGGACATCGGTTCGCGTACTCGAGGGAGCTCTACCAGTAGATGGCAAAGCTCCTCGTCTGCTCCTCAATCATTCGACAGATCAAGCAATCGGCATCGTCACGGCACGCCAATCCACGCCAGAAGGAATGCTCTTCACTGCCAAGATCAGCGACACCCAGATGGGAACGGAAGCGCTTACTCTGATGAAAGACGGAGTTCTTGATTCTGTGTCAATCGGAATTACCCCGACACAGTTCAGTTACGACGAAGCCGGCACGATGGAGATCCGCGCTGCTATTTGGAGCGAGCTCAGTGTCGTCGCCATCCCAGCATTCGCAGGAGCTCAGATCACAGATATCGCTGCGAGTATCCACCAACCAGATCCCGAAATAAGCAATACTCAAGAAGTAGTCCAAGAACAGGAGCAAGAAATGTCAGAAGCAACCGAAGTACAAGCACCAGTCGAGGCATCAATCCCGACCCCAATGTTCGCATCAGCAAAGCGTGAGCCACGCTTGCCAAGCGCACACGAGTTTGTTGCAGCAATGCACAAGGGCGGAGAAATTGCAGCAGCTGCAAATCGCGTATGGAACGATTACCGCGCCTATCACAAGTCAGACATCGAAGCAGCAGCTGGAGACAATGTGCTCTCGAACGATGCTGGTATCGTGCCGGTTCCAATTTTGGGTCCAGTGTTTCAGGACATCAACTACATCGCTCCAGTGTTGAATGCACTCGGCACACGCGCAATGCCAAACGGCAACGCAGGTGCAACTTTCATTCGCCCAACTTGGACGACTCACCCATCAGTCGCACAGCAATCAACCGAACTCACAGCAGTATCAGCAACGACTGCCGTGATTGCGTCGAACACGGTTAGCAAAGTGACATTTGCTGGTAGTGCCCAGCTCAGTTACCAAGTAATCGACTTCACAGATCCGAACGCAATGCAGATCATCATCCAAGATCTCGCTGGTCAGTACCTCACCGCAATTGACAACTACGCTGCAGACAACTTGCTTGCAGCAGCATCAGCTGACGGAGTGTGGGACTTGACTCCAGAAGACTTGATGAAGTCAATCTACGATGCAGCAGTCACCATCTCGCAGGCAACAAACTACTTGCCGACTCACATGTTTGTGGACCCAGCAACTTGGGCTCTCATGGGTCAGCTTGTGGACAGCACCAAGCGTCCAATCTTCCCAGCACTCGGTGCACCGGGATTGAACGGCATGAACTCACTTGGCGCAGGCTCAGCTGCATCATGGTCAGGCATGAACCCACTCGGTCTTGAGATCGTGGTGGACAACAAGTTCGCAGCCAAGACCATGGTCATCATGAACAAGAACGCATTCGAGATCTACCGTCAGGATCGTGGCTTGCTCAGCGTTGAAGTACCTTCAACTTTGGGACGCCAGATGAGCGTGTTCGGATATGCAGCAACATTCGCTGCAAACTCCAGCATGATCCGCAAGATCACACAGGCTTAGTCGAGAGCGGAGCTTCCGCTCATGGCAACCTACAGCGTTACCTTCAAGTACCTACTGGATAACTACGCCGTACTGCAACTACTCACACCGAGCGAGATTGCAGTCGGCGAATCCATCACAGTCACATCAGTCGATGCAACATTCAACGGCACATATACCGTCTATGCGCTTCCCGAGTTTGAGTACCTTGGCATTGACAGCGAAGGCGATCTGCTTTACGACTTCAATGTCCCGATTCAAAATCAGGTTCTCTACGCCAAGACCGCAAGCGATGTCTCGCGTGTAGCTGCGACCGGCACGGTTACATACACACAGACCTGCACATGGATCACTCAACAGAATGTGCTCGACTGGCTTGGCATCTCCGTCGCTACGGCTGGCGATCAGGCTTTTGTGACAACTTGTGCAGCTGCATCGAATGCCTTCTGCAGTAGGCGCAGAGCTGAGGCAGGATACACCGGGGACTCACTCACGACCGTTCCATCGCAAGATGTGTATCTCGGCACGGTTATGTATGCCGGCATGCTCTATAAATCGCGCGGAACCGTGGATGTTTTTTCTAGCTATCAAGACATGGGTCAGACACCAGTCGTCGGAATGAACGGACAGATCAAACAACTTCTCGGCATTGATCGTCCAGCCTGCGCATGACAGTCTCCAATTACACCGACCTTTTCAACAATGCGATGAGCGCGTTGGCGACGAAACTAGCCACGGCAACATCCTTGCCAATTGTGACCGATCCCAGAAACTTGCGTCCGCCGTGCGTGTTCATCTCGGCTCCGTCGTTCACGATGTGGAACTACAACATTGCCAAGATGACATTCCCCGTCCAGATCATCTCAATGGGTCCGGGCAACTCTGACGCATTGGGTAACATTCTCAACATGGCTGCATCTGTAATGACCGCAAATGTCGGAGCAACATCAGGATCCCCGACCAGCGTCGATGTCGGTGGGGTAGTCCTGCCGGCATACGAGATGATGATTGAAGTACAGGCACAAACCGCATGAGCTTCTTTATCGCATCCGAGAAGCTTGGCAAGATCGGTGAGCTGTACGAGCCGAAGGATGGAATCAATGTCGTCGCGCTTCTGGCTGGTGGCTTCATTACCGAGCGCGCTGAGGTATCAACCACAGAAGAAGAAAAACCTGCTAAAACTAAACCTAAGAAAGCATCCAAGGAGTAATCATGGCAACTAGCACTTATCTCTCATCACCAGTAGTTACCGTCAATGCAGTGGATCTCAGCGATCAGTGCACCGGCGCGACCGTGAACATCAACTACGACCAGCTCGAAGCAACAGCTTTCGGCGACACATCACGCAAGTATGTGTCAGGACTCGGATCACACTCAGTCACACTCGACTTCTACGCGAGTTTTGCAGCGACCGAAACTTGGGCAACGCTCAAGGGTCTTGTCGGCACATCCACCAATGTGATAGTAAAACCAACTAGCGCAGTTGATTCGGCAACGAACCCGGGCTTGACATTTACTGGAACATTCTTGGCAGCTTTGCCAGTAGTTAGTTCTTTGGGTGCTCTCGGAACCATTTCCGTGACATTCAATGGTGGTGTATATACCGAGGACACAACGAACCCATAAATCTGACCGCACATCGGTCCGACACGAAAGCGAGTACTAATGAAGCTGCACCTAAAGGTGACAGAGAGTGGCAAAGACCCATACGAAGTGACAACTAATCTCGTCACACTCGTCGCATGGGAACGAAGGTTCAAGCGCAAAGCGTCAGACATGGCGAACGGGATCGGCGTAGAAGATCTTGCGTTCTTGGCGTGGGAAGCATGCAAGCAAGCGAAGATCGTCGTGCCGGGAGAGTTTGACAAGTTCATTGCCAAGCTCGACTCGGTAGAAGTGAGCGCTGAGGAAATAGAAAACCCTACCCACGCGGAACTCACCGAAGGCTCCTAGCAGAATTGCTGGTCAGTCTTTCGTGGGCTCCGCGCTTCTACGAAGAAGAGTTTGACACTGCCGACCTTCTCACTGTCACTACTGTGTTAGAGGAAAGAAACAGGAAGTGAGAACATGGCGAGAACTGGCGTTCAGGTATTTGGGATCAAGGAAGATCTCAAGACGCTGAACAAACTCGCCCCAGATCTACGCCGACAGATCACGAAGGATTACCGCGCATTGATGCAGCCGACTATCTCGGACGCGCGAAACAATCTCCCAGCTGGCATCGGTCAGACAGTGATGCGTGGCTTCGGTCGTAAATGGCGACACATCTTCCCATGGGACAAAGCAATCGCAAACCGATCCATCACGGTCAAGATTGACACTCGACGCGCACGCAAAAGGAACCTGGAAAAAGGCGCACAATACGAGACTCTGAGCGCGTTCATCATTCAGCAAAGGAACCCTGCTGGCATTGTGTTTGATATCGCTGGTCGTGGCGGAAAATCATCGTCTACGCAGAAGCGCAAAGGCGTGAACTATGACTGGAACAACACACTTATAGAAAACATGGACAAGACATTCGGCAAAGCGTCGCGCTCAATGTGGCCTGCAGTAGAAGCCAACACAGACAACATTGAAGCAGCGATCCGAAACATCACAGAAGAAGTTGAGCGTCAGCTCACCATTGCGCTGAGTAGGAGCAATCTCTAATGGCAATTCGCATTCCCATCATTACCGACTTCCAAGGTGACGGACTCAAGAAAACATTTGAGCAATTCAAGGCACTTGAAACCAATTCTCAGAAGGCAGCTTTCGCAGTCAATAAAGCATTCTTGCCGGCAACCGCTGCGCTTGCAGCGTTCGGTGCAGGGCTCGTCATTACAGCCAAGGCTGCAGCTGCAGATCAGGCTGCACAGGCGCAACTTGCGCGCCAACTTCAAGCAACCACTGGAGCAACCGAGAAACAGATTCAAGCCAATGAAGACTTCATTAGCACGCTGTCTATGTCGGCAGCAGTGGCAGACGATGAGCTTCGTCCAGCACTCGCCAGCCTTGTCCGTGGTACTGGCGATTTGGCATCAGCACAGGACGCTCTGAAAACTGTCCTTGATGTATCCGCAGCGACCGGCAAAGGAGTCCAAGAAGTAGCAGATGCAGTCAGCAAGGCATATGCAGGAAATACAAAAGCAATCAAGCAACTATCGCCAGAGCTTTATTCGCTGATCAAAGATGGCGCATCGGTTGATGAAGTCATGCAATCGCTTGCAAAGACATTCGGTGGATCTGCATCAATCGCAGCGAACTCTGCACAGGGACAATTCAAGCGACTGTCTATTGCAATGGACGAAACCAAAGAAGCAATCGGTGCAGCAGTTCTGCCATTAGTCAATGCTTTGCTTCCAGCGTTGATCTCATTCGGCAAATGGGCACAAAACAATGTCGGCATCATCCTCGGCATCGGCACAGCAATCGCTGCAGCCGCCGCTGCGCTTGTCACATTCAAAGTCGCCATGCTCGCAGCGAACGCTGTCACAGTTGTGGCAACCGCATTGAACTGGGGACTCGCTGCATCAGCTACAGCGGCGAACACAGCCTTGACGATCGGTGTCGGTGCAGCTGCAATTGCAGCAGGCTTAGTTGTTGCAGCTGGAGCGATGGCTGCATTCAAGAAATCAACCGGATCAGCAGTCGAAACGATCAAGCCGATCGGTCCTCAGCTCAGTGAGATCAACGGGACACTCGGCAAAACTGAGAAGGCTGCTGGCGGTGCTGGTGGGGCTATTGACAAGATGGCAGAGAAAATCAAGAAGGCTCGAGAAGAGTTGGCTGATCAGTTCACTGCAGCGTTGGACGGGGCGACAGCAAAACTTGAGGACGCAAAGAAAGCCTATGACGACTTCAAGGGCACGGTCGCTGAGTCGGTCACTGGTGAGTTCTCAATCTCTGGTGCAGCAGACGCTGCCAAAGAAGCAGGAACCACCATCCTCGCTCAGCTGACCCAGCAAGCAACAGGCGCGCAAGCGTTTTCCAAAAAGGTTGAGCAATTGCTCACCATGGGCTTGTCTGAGGACGCGCTCAGAGCCGTTCTAGAGGCTGGTCAAGAGGCTGGTAGTGCGATCGCCAACGAACTCATTTTGGGTGGCTCAGAAGCGATTACAGGACCCACAGGGATCAATCAGCTAGTCAAAGACCTCAGCTTTGTAGCAGATTCTTTGGGTACTTTGGCTGCAGACAAGTTCTACAAGGCAGGAGTCACGCAGGGCGAGCAGTACCTTGCCGGCGTACAGTCAGCAATCCAAGCTGCAGAGATGCTTCTCAAGAACCCGAACTTTAAGCTTGCAGATGTCAAAGGCATCGGAGCCAAGTTCGCCAACACGGTCAGCACGATCAGTCTTGCCCCGACTACAGCGCCAACATTCTCTGGCGACACATCGGGCATCATGGCGGAGCGCGGTGGCAACAACTACACGGTGAACATCAACGGCGGTGTCTTGACTAACGCTCAGACAGGCAAGGTCGTGATTGATGCGGTCAAGAGTTTCAACCGTGCATCGGGTCCAGCTGATATTTCGGTCCGTCCAATTAGCGGTCGCTACTAATGCCAGCATCCGTCATTCAATCTGGCGAATATCTACTTGAGATCGATACTGGCTGGGATAGCTCAAGTTTCACGCTTGACTCAGCGACGAAAGGCGTGCTTAATAACACGACCTACAAGCTCGGACCGACAACAGATTTCGCTGATGTGACCGACGGTGTTCTTGATGTCTCCATCACTCGAGGACGACGCGACATCGGCGACCAATTCGTCCCCGGCATCATGAGCTTCACACTCAATGACCAGCTTGCCGAAGGGGCATTCAATCCCTTCAACACGGACAGCCCAACCTATGATCCAGCGAACAATGAACCCGGCATCGCACCTATGCGTCGAGTCCGCTTCTACCGATACAACTCGCTGAATGTTGCCGAGTCACTCTTCCAAGGCTTCATCGTCACATATGACTATCAATTCAATTTGGACGGCAACGACCTAGTGACAGTTCAAGCAATAGATGACCAGTACCTTCTTTCGCAAGCGTTCCTAGACGAGTGGAATGTCACGGAGCAAGTCGCTTCTGCTCGAGTAGTAGAGCTTCTTGCGCTCCCAGAAGTAGATGCTTTCCAAGGGGTCGGTCAGCAATCAATAGAGACCTCAGCGGTCACACTTGGCGGTGCAGCTGCCTACACAGTTCCGTCCGGATCTAATGCTCAGGGCTATCTCAATGACATCATGGCAGCGGAACAGGGACGAGCTTTCGTTGATCGTTCTGGCGTGTTCACATTTCAGAAGCGGATCGGCACAACACTTGCTGGAGCTTCTGTGGAGTTCGGTGACAACGACCCAGCCCATACTCCCTACGATTCTGTGTCCATCAATTTCGGCGCGGACAAGGTAGTCAATAGGGCAAGCGTTATTCATCTTGGCGCGACCGGACCAGAAACAGTTGATGATCTAGCAAGCCAATCCAAGTACTTCATCCAAGCTGTCGCCTACACAGAAAGCCTCGTCCACAACGACACTGCAGCGCTCGCACTGGCAAACTATCTCATCCAAGGAGAACCGACTGCGACACTCACCAGCGTGAACACAGGCTTCCAGATGCTGTCCACAGGCGAACGCGACAGCGTGGCAATCCTTGAGATCGGCGACACGATCAGCGTTGAGAAGACCATAACGACCTCATCCACGACTACCAGCGTCATCGCACAGGAGTCCTTCATCGAGGGCATTGAGCATCAGATCTCGTTTAGTCAGCCACATCAGGTCACGATTTACACATCCCCGACGACCGTCTATCAGCTTTTCATTCTTGACAGTTCCACACTCAACACCATTTACGCACTAAGTTAGGAGCACCATGCCACTCACCACATACACTGCCGGCGATATTCTGACCGCCAGTTCGCTCAATGCAAACCTCAGCTTTGCCGCGACCGCTGGAGGTTTGACCAAAGTGGTGGATGAAACCCCATTTACGGGGGCTTCAACAATTCAGGTCAATAATTGTTTCACCAGCACTTACACCAATTATTTGATTCAAATTAGGTTTACAACTTTTAGTCAAAACAGTCAGGGTGCTTATATTCGAGAAAGCGTAAGCGGTACGCCCAGTGCAACTGATTATTCTTTTCAACAATTCGTGCAAACAAGCAGCACATTGACAGGATTCCAAAACCTAACAGATAATCAACACGGCATTGTGCAAACAAACAGCTCAGGCGCATTTGTAAACATTAATGTTTTTGGACCTCAACTTGCAGCAAACACATTTTTCAATTCAGTTGCTTTGGGTAATAACAGGCAGGAATACAACTCAAGTCGCCATGCAAACACAACCCAATATGACGGATTTTATGTGTTTCTATCTGCCGGAACAATGACAGGAACCTACACGGTTTACGGGTATTCAAAATGATTATTCACATTGACGGAATTGACCGCGAAGCAACTGCAGAAGAAGCATCTGCACTCAAAGCCGAACAAGCCGAAGTGCAAAAAGCAATTGAAAAAGCAGAAGCAGAAAAAGCTGCAGCTAAACAAGCTGTCCTTGACAAACTCGGACTATCTGCTGAAGAAGTTGTCGCGTTGTTGGCATAATGCGCTGGCGTTACCTCATCGGCTACGCGCTACTTATAGCAGTCGTAATGTGGGGATGTTCCAGCTGTGGATACAACGGCTCATACCGTTACCCATGCCAAGACTCCACAAACTGGAAGAAGCCTGAATGTGAGCCACCACTCTGCAACCCGTCCGGAACCTGCACTCGAGACCTGATTTATGAAGACACGACTGAAGCCTGAAGACCTACACGCACGACTGATCGTGTTCGTAGGCGCGCTCATGGCGCTGGTCTTTGCCATCACGGTCATCGGATTCGTGTACGCGCTCATGTTCGTGACACAGCCAATCGGCAAGCAAGCACCCAATGATGCAGCCTTCATTGACCTGCTCTCAACTCTCACAGTCTTCATGACTGGCACGCTGTCCGGATTAGTTGCCAGTAACGGACTAAAGTCAAAAACAAAGGACAAAGGAGCAGAAGATGAAAGCAAGTGACAAAGCCTTATTCGCGTCATACGGTCGCTCAGTGATTGCAGCGGTCATCGCTGTGTACTCAACCGGCACCGCCGACCCAGCCGACTTTGTAAAAGCAGCCTTCGCTGCACTTGTGCCTGTGCTGATCCGTTATGTGAACCCAAAAGATCTGAGCTTCGGTCGTGGCAGTAGCCAAAGCTAAGCCGGGAGTCCTGAACGCTAGGGACTACATCGGCAACGCTGACGGAGCATCACCAGCTCCTCGAGCCGGCATGAACGAATGGATCAAGCAAGCCATCGCTGCATCCAACGGAGCGCTGTGGAACAATGGATCATGGGGTCAGCGCGACATGCGCAAAAAGCCCGGATCCTTGTCAGTACACGCGACCGGCAGAGCTGTAGATCTTTCGTACCGTAAGAGCGAAAAGAACCCAAAAGCAGGACGCAAAGAAGCGCTTGTCTTCATTGACAAGCTTGTCGCCAATGCGAATGATCTTGGCTTGCAGTGCATCCTCGACTACTTCCCAAAGGAGCATGGACGCGCTTGGCGCTGTGATCGTTACGCATGGCAGAAGTACGATAAGCCAACGATCCACGGAGCTCCCGGCGGAGACTGGTTCCACATTGAGATCACACCACAAGCTGCAGACTCGGTCATTTGGGTCAAAGCTGCGTTTCTAAAGGTCTTCGGGGAAATCCCACCAAAAGCTTGACCCATGCCCTAAGGTCGAATTACCGACGGAAGGCAAGTGACTATGAGTGAACCACAGTTCTTTGATTACAGCGTCTATGTAGGCGTGATGGATAACGGACAAGAGATCCTCGTGCAGATCTTCACAGAGCCCGAAACGGGAAAATACTTACTAGGACAAATTGCATTCAGATCGCACGCTTCATCATGGGGCGTGCCCATACCACTGGAGAAAAAATGAACTACCTAGCAGAAAAATTGATTGGGCTAGTGCTTTGCACAGTCTTCGGCATTACGGCTCTCACAGGGGCTCCTAGCGCGTCTAAAGAGCCTTCTGGGACCATCGCCCTAGCGCCGATCAGCGTCCAGCCATACCTAATTGAGCCGACTACGACCACCAGCTCCACGATCTACATTGACCCACATTCAAGCGCGTGCGAACAGTTCTCAGCTCTTGCGATCAACCTTGGCTGGGATCCAGATCAGCGGACCGTGCTTGAGTCCATCATGGCGCGCGAAAGCGGATGCAGACCGAACGCACACAACAAAACACTCAACCGCGACAAGTCACAAGACTACGGATTGCTGCAAATCAACGATCGCTCATGGTCAAAATGGTTACAGCGTAAAGGCATCATCAATAAGACATCAGATCTGTTACACGCTCAGACTAACTTGCTCGCTGGATTAGCTATTTACAATTACGGCGTGGAGCGTTACGGCTTCGGCTGGGGACCATGGAGTGTGAAATGAGCGAAGGCACAGCATTCAATCAAGGTGAACTTACCGAAGAAACTCGAAAGATGGTGCTTGAATCAAGCGCATCAGCATCACACACGATGGCGATCTTCAGTCTGATGGATGACATCATGGCGATCAGCAAGAACCCTCACGCATCAATCATTCGTCGCTTGCGCGCAATGAAGAACCAGCTCTCGTTGAATGAACCGATGCCACTTCACGATGTGACTACACTCGACTTAGCAATCAAAGCGCTAGAGGCGCACTCATAGAAAAGGCATCCGACATGTCCGACCATCAGCCAGAACTATTCCAAATCACGACAGGACTAGGTGGCACAAAATATGTGCCGACAGTCAATCGCAATGTGGTTATCACAGCAAAGAAAGCGCATCCAACATCACAGCGCGCAGCAATCAAGGCTTACCCAAAGTCAGGATCAAAGCGTCAAAAGATCTACAACGCAATCAAGCTCTTCGGTGGACTTACTGACGAAGAACTAGAACGCACACTCGACATGTCCGGCAACACTGTCCGACCTTCGCGTGTATCACTTGTGCGCGACGCTCTGGTCATGGACTCAGGACGCACACGCAAGACCGTCTCAGGCAATGATGCGATCGTCTGGGTGGTGTGCTGATGGCTGATGACCTTGTGAGCCGATTGCGCACATTGCAACTATCTAGTAATCAAACATGGGAAATAGATGTTTGCAAAGCAATGGATGAAGCCGCCGGTGAGATTGATCGGTTGCGCAAGGCAATGCAATTGATGGTGATTGATTACAAAACACAAATTGCTGGATTGAAAATGCGTTGCAGATGTGAGGAAAATAGAAATGGCATTTGACCTATCAAATTATGAAACAGTCGAGCAGCGTCTTGTGCGCTTTTGGGCAACATTCCCAGACGGTCGTATTGAAACCTGCATGATGAACTACGACGGAGACTCTTGCATCTTTCGCGCAGAGTTGTATCGACATGCCGACGATGCAAAGCCGATGTCAGTCGGATACGCACATGAGCAACGATCTGACCGTGGGGTCAATATGACCAGCTGGTGCGAAAACGGGGAGACGAGCGCAATTGGACGCGCCATTAGTAACAGCCCGATCCAAGGACAAGGCAACGGTCCACGACCTTCTCGTCAAGAGATGGAAAAGGTCGCTCGGCTGGGGGGCAACCTAGCGCCCACCACTGATCGCCCAGCCGGGCAACCATCCACACGCGAGCACATACCCTCTGGTGCTTTCGCGACACCGAAGCAACTTGGCTACATCAAAAAGCTTGCCAAGGATGCCGGCATGGATGATCTTCGACTCTTGGAATTGATCCAGCGTGAACTGAACAGCGATGAAGCTGTGCTGGAACTATTGAAGTCACATGAAGCGAGCAGAATCATTGAGGTATTGAAATGACATTAGAAGAATTAGTGAATGCGATTGAACGCTTGCAAGCGGTCTATGTGGAGCTGCGCGACGAGCAAGACAAAGCGAAGCAAAAGATCCGCTGGGCAATCAATCATCTAGCAGACAAGATCTGGTCGGAGTCACTCTGATGACCACGACAAACATTCAAGAAATCAAAGAGCAGATCTTCGCAATGATCCTGCAACTAAAGAGCTTGTCAGCAAAGTGTGAACTACTTGCTGAAGGCCACATTGGTGAATCAAAGAAGCAAGAGTTCAAGTGCATTGCGTGTCATGACACGAAGCAGCGTCACATTGAGGGGTCAGGCTGGGTGGATGCACCGTGTCTGAGTTGCTCATGAAGTTTGACAAAGCGATGAGCGAAGCCGAATTGAAAGAAGTGGTGATCTCGGTAGCGCGCAGATACGGCTGGCTTATTCATCATGATCTGCCGGCACAGAACTCTCGAGGTCGCTGGCTGACTAATGTCCAAGGCGATGCAGGCTTCCCAGATCTGCTCATGGTGCATCCCGTGTCGGGCAAACTGCTCGCAGTAGAGCTCAAAGCGGAGCGCGGAAAACTCTCACCATTGCAGAAGCGATGGCTCATGGCATTCAATACAGGGTCGCACTTCAATAGCGTCTGGAAGCCCAGTGACATGGAGTACATTCTCTACACCTTG